TGTTCACATACTCGATGAAATCCTCGGATCCCATCAACTCTTTCGCAAATTTCTCATGAGCTAAGCCCACTTCGAAATCCTCATGGCGTTCCTCTTCTGAGTCGGCCGTGGTTTTAACAATTACATACTCTCTCATGACTTTATTTATTTGTCTTCTAATGAGTTGTCTAGTGCATTACCAACCTCTGGTTGTTTAAATTTAATCAGGTTAATAATAAACTTTCTTAGATTGAATTTGATATCGTGTATCACTAGGATGTGCCCAATGATACTTGATAAATCGAAAAGTGAGGGGATCAGCAAGAAGTAGAACATCACCCACTGATTGGAGATTGGGAAGTCTTCGGGGAGTGTATGGCATATTACAATAGCCACGCAGAGCAATGTATAATAATCCATTACCTTCCGAAGAGTTTTCCAGCCAGCTCTACTGAACCTGATCTCTTCACCGTTTTTCCTACTCTCGTTTACGCCCCACCAGGTGTCTGCTAGTACTAATACGATTGGCACTAGCAATAACCAGATGGAGTCTGATAAGAACTGTACTAGATTGTTACCAATTATGGTAAGAATCCCAGCAGTCCCAGTTGAATGTATAGCTTCATGTACGCTGTTACTCATATTGATTGGTATTAGGAAGTGTATAAACCATCCACCCAGTCTTCATCCTCTATCCTAGAGTCCCGATCACGTTTTAAGATAATCAGGAATACTAGAGCAGTATCTTTAGCCTGAGCGACTTGAGTATCTCCTGTGGGCCTGTAGGGAATACCATTGATAAGGAATCGATCTTCTACCCAGTTAAAATCCCAGTAGTCGTTCGCATCCAGATACCCATGGTCTTCTATATATTTCCTAGACACGAGTATTGACAAATTCTCTTCATCAAGTTCACCTGTACTCGTAGCCTTGTTGATAGGCCAGTTTCGGAAAGCATTGTAATAACAAAGGGCTTCGATTTCAATGTAGTGATAATTGGGTACTGAATCCTCTCCGTGACTTAGGGGTTGGTTGACATGCTTAGCCCAGATAATGGTCTGCCTACCAGCATCCTGATCTAGAAAGTTAGATACAATTTTACTATATTTTTCCCAGTCCCTGTTTCTTATAAAACTAGATCCTTGTTTCATTTCAGTATACTGCTATTAGGATTCTTTACTGGAGAACCTGGGTTAGGTCCATCAATAGGCCCAGGGTGCCTGCGATTAACAACCTGAGGTACCTTGATTCTCCTTGGACTCTCACAAAGAGGAAGGAAGATATCCAATCTAGCAGCCAGCATACAGAGATTCTTTCGGATGTCATCCAGGATTCCACCTGGTTGAGTAGCAGTAGCATAAGACTTGAATAGAGCACTGATAGACTCGGTCATTGTATCATAATACTGTACTTCTGTGGGACCTGTAGTAATCTGCTTAATTCGATTTCTACCTGGAGTGACATCCTCCTCTTCGGTAGTTTCACTGTCTACTGAATTGTACTTCTCTAACTGATCAGCAGTTTGGATTAGCATACTCTGGATCTTAGCATATAGGAAATCATAGATAGCCAATTCCATTATAAGCTGATTTTCTAGACCCTCATAATATAACTCATTAGAATATTCTTCTAACGGAATACAATGATTCACTAGAGGATGTATATAAAGCTGCCATTTTTGGATGTAAGCCGCTTTATCTGCACTGCTGATACTAATATTTAATCCCTCAGGAATATACTTAGTGATCAGGTTATAAATACTGTCAGGTAGTTGAGTATGGGCATACTCAGTCACCATAACAGATTTACTTAACTCTTTTTCTACTGTACCATCTTCACTAACTAATTTGAGTGTGATGGTGTATCGGTCTGAAGTTTCATAAGTGTATGATTGCTTGATACCGGTTGGAATTTCGTCTAAAACAACACCGAAGTCCCAGACAGGTGTTAGATCTGCTGGGACTTCGGACAGTATCGAAACTGAAACTTCTAGACCTTTTACCCTTATAAGGAAATCCAGATCCATACGTTTTGAGTTTTAATGTTTATCATTCATCTTTAAGAATAACCTCCAGGATGTCTTCAACTGTGTCATTATCCTCTACTTCTACCTTGTACTTGTTAGCCAGCTGCTTAGCCTGTTCCAGGGTTACATCCAAAGCGATCTTTGAAATCTCTACACCCTTTTTATACTGAGCCTGGATCTTCTTGTCCAGCTTAGCGATATCGGAATCAGAGGTGATTGCCTGTGACTTCTCAGGCTGTACGCTGAGAATAAGATGACCAGTGCTCAGAGCCTGCTTAATCTTAGGAGAAGCCAATTGACTTGAACGGAGAGTTACTACCTCCCCCTTACAAACTGTTACACCAGTTGTAGCATCATGAAATACTTGGGCATTAGGACCCACGGTTACTGTTGTTGCCATATTTAATTACTTATTTAGAAGGTGAAAAGCCCAGCTAGCTTGGTTAGAGTTAGCTGGGCATTGGATTTATATTATTCCAGGTTTACCAACAGGAACGGATCTACGTTCATAGAAGTCGGGAAACCGTAATCACTGAACTTCTTATCAGAAGCCAAGAGGAGAGTAGCATCATTGTACATCTTGCTGAAGCCGGTTGTGAGAGAAGCATAAACTGCCTCAGTCTGGTTAGAAACGATTCTTTCAGATTCCATCATCAGCTGACGAGCTGTAAGCTTAATCAATGCTGCAGAGGGATCTACCATCAGGATCTGCTTTTCAGGAGTACCCGGATGGATGTACATATCAGCATTCTTGGGAACCGGAGACTTAACATTCAGAGTAGCTTCCGTAGTACCCTGGTGACGATCCTTAAATTCGGGGAGATCCAGCAATTCAACTGCCTGATTCTCAGAACCGATCATCGTCTGGAAGTTGCGACCCATACGAGCTGCACGAACCCAGATACGGAGCATATCCTTGTAAGTAATACCCTTATCAGGATCAGTAACACCAATTACAGGAGATGACTCAGAACCATCCACCTTGTTACCATTGATCAGAGTATCCATTGCCAAGCTATCCATTGCATAACCCAGCTGAACACCGAAGTCACGGAGATAGATGCCCAGGACATCCAGAGAAACGTAGTTCTTAACTTCATCCGTGAGCTTGAAGCCCTTACCGATTTTGAACAAACGAACGGACTTCTGACCGAAGCTGATATCACCCAAGGGGATAGTTTCTGCCTCGTTCACCTTAGCGGGAACTGCATCCGACATGTTGATGCTCGGCATGATAGCGGTCAATCCAGAGATCGGCTGATCTGAAGCGATGATTGCAGGATAGAATGGTGCCTGACGCATACCCAGTGTAACGGCCTCACGGATAATTTCCGGAACGATCCAACGAATGCTCTGGTCAGGCATAGAATAAATATTCTGCATCGTAGTAACACGAGGATTAATACCAATCTTCTCGAACAGAGTTTCCTTAGTGAAACCAAACTTTTCCTTGGTAACCTCATCAAGGCTGATATCTACCGGCTTGATACGGTCATTGCCAGCACGGTACATATCCAACTGCTGTACCATTTCAGGGATTTGTTTGATGAAATCCTTGTCACTGTAGTTTGTAGTATCTACCATAAGTCTTATGTATTTAATTGTTTATTATTTAACGAGAACCTGAACTACTTCGTTAGCCTCATCTGCGGGATTCAAAGCAATGAAGTTAGTCTCGGCTGTAGAGGCCGCTGCCTTTACATAACGATTATTCAACAGATCACCAGGAGTAACGTAGCCAGCAGTAAGACTAGCAGCTGCAGATACCCAGTTTACAATAGCAAAGCCTTCTACCATTACAGTAACCTCTACCGGGAAGTTACGCTGTGCCTGATAAGCAGGATATACTGAATCAGTTACTGCGAGGCCCAGGTAAATACCAGTACCAGTGTAAGGAGAAATAGTACCATCTTCATTCAGTTTAACCGGCTGACCCTTTACTACTGTGTCGCCACTTTTAACACTAAATGCTTGATGCAGTTTGTGTGATTCACTTTTATAAATCACCGCTCTGGGGGTCTGCTGACCAACCAGTGTCAAAGGAGTTTCTTCCAACATAATGATTTAATTTTTAGTTCTTTTTCGGATTCAATTTACTACGATAGAGGTTAGCCATTACATCTTCCTCCTCAGTCTTAGCCTGGTTCTGCTGAACTTCAGGTTCCTTTACCGAAGAAGCACGACTTACTTCGTGGCTACCACACTTAGAACAAGTGAGAGGGAATTTCTCATTGAGCTGAGCCTCATAATCCTTGTTCAGAGAGATAAGAGTTACCAGTCCAGTAGTTTCTGCATTAAGCATGGTCACGATGGTTTCATCCACCTGGTCACCCTTAAGCTTCTTGTAATTAGCCACCGTAGTTTCTCTAAGAGAAGCAATGTGGTTAGTACCTACTGTTGCCATATCCTGGAGACTAGCAACCTTTGCGTTCAGATTAGTAATCTGTTCCGTGAGTGAAGTTTTCTCCGTTACCAAAGAAGCATTGGTTGCCTTCAGTTGATCACGTTCCGAGACTACTGCTTTCAAAGCGGAGAGAGCATTTTCTTTGTTTCTCTCCTGTCCCTCACCCAGTACCAACATACCGTTGGAGAAGAGGGACTCGATGAAAAGTTCGAGTTCGTTCATTTGGTTTTGATTATTGTTTATTAATTTGTCCTCTTGGTTAATAGTAATTTGTGGAGTATCGCTTAATTGCATATCAGATTTGTAATCAGCAAAGAAGTAACCTTTTGACTTATCATCTCGGTACTCTTCATAAGATGACCAGGTCCGTTTAGCAAAGTCGGGATTAATAATTTTACCATCTTCTCCAACCTTCTGAGCAAAAGAATCAGCACCATGTGATACCAGGGAGGTTTCCAAGTAGCGAACTACTTCGGTAACCATTCTACGAACCATGTTACCCTTTGAATCATAGGTACCTAACTTTTGGTAGAACTCGTTATCTTCCATCTGGGGATGGGATTTATCCCATTTGAATTGTACGGTAACTGAGTTAGAATGGATGGAGGGAGGCTCCATTAAAATTCCTCTAGCAATACGAGGATTAGCCTTACCATCAATTTTGAGGATTCCATTAATACCTGCGGGTATTGTAAAATTCCCATCCTTGTAAGCATCCTGCCAAACCACATGGCTAACAGCTCCAATCGCATTACCAATATTTGTTTCGTGATCACAATTTACTGTTTGACCTAAAAGCATTTTCATGGAAGCCTTTAATACTCCGTTTTGGCCAAAGTCTGTGGGATTCCAGTTTTTAGATACAATTGTAGCAGAAAGCAATCGGAACATAGGTTCGATAAACTCCTCATCCTTAGGTGTAAGCTCTTCAGCAGACAGATTAGGATAATAGGTGTTATAATCAATTTCACCACCCCAGAAGCCAAACTGGCTAATGGTTTCAGGTGTAGTCTTATGCCATTTATAGAAATTCTCTACAAATGCCTCCCGAGGAATGGAAGGAGGAATATATCCTGCCATAATGGAGTGCCCAGACCCGATTACTAATGAGTCCAGGTTCTCCTTGTTTCTTTTTGTAACGAAATTTTTTGGCATAACTTATGTGGGTTTTGAGTTATTATCACCCCGTGAAGGATTAGGGTTAGTCTTAGCCCGAGATCTTCTTGCTGATTGATTCTTATCATCCTGTCTCTGCTTCTTCTTAGTAACCTCCTGAGGATCGTTGTTTACACCATTCTGATCCTCAAGTGAGATTCTGGGTTCATCCTCATCGGGAGCATCATAACCCATTTCCCAAGCATACTGATATTGAGAAATAATACCAGCCTTGTAAAGCAGATCAAGATTCTGGATCTTATACTGTCTTGCCTGTTGAACTTTGACATCATCAGTAACTGTGGTAGTTGCCCAGTTAATAGTAATACCTTTATTGTTAAAGCCAGCTAGACGTAATTCCAGAGAATATAAGAAGTCAAGAACATAAGCAACAATGTCCTGAATATTGCTTAACTGGGAGATCATCTTTGAAAGGTGTACTCCAGTTGAAGCCTCCGTTGCATCTCCAGTACCAATGATAGAACCATTGATTCCCAAGCCATTAGCTACAGACTGCTGGTTCATATCCCAGGGTACATTGAGATTAGCTAACTCCTTAGTGGTAGAGTTGAGAGTGAATTCATGGTCATCAATGTAACCAGTTACCACTCCATCCCTCATACCCTCCTTCAGATTAGTTTTAAGAGTTCGTAGCATACGATTGAGTCTTGCCTCATAAGCTCCAGTAGATTCATTAGCTCTCTGGTCTGGCTTAGCCATCTTAGCTTCAAGGAAACCCACCATACCTACCATCTCCATGATCTGTTTGAAGTTAACCTTCATATCCTGCTGGGATTTCAGAGAATCCAAAGCTGCCATGAAAGGAGGTATTCCGTAAGGTTCATCAGTATCATTGTACATCCCCGAGTATACATAGGTATCAGTGTTTAACTCTATGTAATTTGGTTTATTATCACCGTTCCAGTGATGATTGACTTGGTAGGGATGATATACTCCTTCGGCATCTCTCTTGAAGATAATATCCTCAGGTTTGATGAATAGGATAGTACTGATTCCATCAAGATCATTGTTGGGTACACCCTCCACTGAGATAGCTCCACCAATGAACAGCTGAACGATCATCTTGTTTACCAAGCCATCGATTCCCGCTGTATACATTGACCATCTTTTGGTAGCCTTCTTAAGGTGATCCCTCATCTTATCTGCTTCCTCATCTGTGTTATTGGGGAAGGTTACTTCGTGTCCAGTATTTGCCAACTTAAACATATCCTGGAGAGCGATGCTCATATCAGGATTAACCTTGTAGAGGTTTCTAATAAGAGGGATAACTTCTTTACGGAAGGAAGGAGTTACCATACTAGACTGACCCTGTAAGGATGAGAGAATGCTAGAATCATCAGGAACCGAAACTCTACCTGGTGAAATACCAGATATGTTTCGGTTAAATTCCTCTTTCTTAGGGGGGTCCTTCTTTTTGAAGAACCCCCAATTTGTGAATGGATTTTTCATTTTGGTGTTACAATTATGTTAGCTTTACCTTTTCGAATGTGATTGGTTATGGCTGTTGCCATAATATCATCATCTGAATATACTTGAGTATCAAGCTCATCAGAACCATCGGAGTTGGTTTTATGCTTACCCATTGCTACGGGTCTACCCAAAGAATCATAAATGAAGGTATAAGCCTCATGAACAAAGAATGGATCCTTTATAGTTACGTTTCCGTTTCTTATATCGTTTTCTAGAGCGTCAATAATTACAGATCTATTCTTATTGGTGGTTAACCATCCAGGGCTCTTGTCGACGTCTGGACGGGTCTTACCCTTTTGTTTAATCATCTTCTGGTAGAAATATAATTTGGGGTAACCCTCAGTCTGAAGGAAAGAGGTAACTGCCAAACCAATATCATTAGTCTCTGGTGCAATGGTAGCATAATTATAATGTGTACCAGTATCGCCAAGAAGTCTAGCAAATTGATCCACAGGCATTCTACCTTTGTAACAAGCATGTTCCTCTCCTTGTTTATTCATACAAGCCATAGCCGAGTAGTCGGCAGATCTACCAGTAGCAACGTCACCCCCAATATAATATTCCTCATCTGGTTGAGGTTCGGTGAACTCAAGATACTGACCATTGAATCTTTTCTTTATGGGAGGATAATCCGATAGGCAGTCCTCGATAGCTTTAATATCGGTAAGGTCGAATACTGAATTACCTGATCCCAAGAAGTCACCATCGATCTCCTGGGCAGTTCGTTTTGGGCCCAGGGCTTTGGACATGGTAGCATACCAATCATCATCACGTTCAGGGTGCATTCGCCAATATAATCGAATGGCGTTAAAATTATTTCCACCAGCAATAGCATCAACCCAAGTAGCATGATACCAGTTAGCTAATCCGTAGGGCGTGGAGTTGATGATAGCTGATCCACCCGTGTTATGATTGATGTAATTATTTGTTGAAATATAACTATGATCATCCTCAACATGAATATCATAAATGGTATCAAACCTTTTCTCTAATAAGGTTAACTTAGATAGATATACTGGAGTCGAGTTAATAGTATTACCTACAGTTTTACGGGATATATTAATACCATACCTACTAAATAAAATCTCTGCTAACTTATAATGAGAAAGTTCTGGATGAGTATTGTGTAGGTGTAAAATTAAGCCATGTACTATGGGATTAATTTTACCCACTATACTTGACAATTTAGCTCCCACCGAAAAGTTATAAGCTCTAGATATATTCTCAGAATTAGTTATAATCTGAAGATTAGTAACATAGTTATGAGATTTATCACAATCAATATGATCAACAAAATACCCTTCCGGAATGGGTCCTAAGAAAGCTTCAGCTACCAATCGAGATACTTTCTTAGTATAAGTTTTACCATCCCTAGTAAGTCCCACATCATAATAAAACCTTTGATTTATATGCTGTTTAACTTCTGCTAGTTCTCCATTTGGAGATTTTCTAAGTACTCTACCTAAATTAGATACAAAAAATCTAGGAAAGCCATTAATTGGTTTAATTACTTCTTCTTTGGGTAATACAGTAATAGGAGGATTAATTATCTTATCCATACCAAGATCTATCTGTATAACTTCCAGGTTTTCATCAATGATATCTTTGGCTTTTTTCCAACCATTAACTGTTAAGAACCTATGATGAGGGGTACATTCAATAGTATTATCCTTAGAGTCTTTTAATAAGTAAGTTTCCATCTTACCTTTATTTTGTGACCAGAGAATTCGTTTCCATTCTCCTTTGTGAGTAAGAGTGTATAATTTCTCATCATA